ATATTTGGAGAACCCATTCCCTAAGAAAATTAGAGATAAGGATACCATGCAAAAATACTTAGATACGGATGAAAAAGTTTCTGAAGTTTCACTCAAGGTTGAATATTACATTGTAATGTTGAACTACATCGAGAGCATTCTGAAGCAATTGGCTAACAGAACTTACCAAATCAAGAATGCGATTGAGTGGCATCGTTTCCAAGCGGGATTTGGATAATGGAAGATTATTCTTTAGAGGGAAATAACGAAGAAGATATTCCCTATATCCAAATGGAATTGGATATACGAGATGTATATCAAGTATATCAATCATTGTCTTTCCATCTGGATAGATGGCCTGGAAATGAGTCAGATCCATATGAACAGGAAAGAATAAAACAGATGAGAGACTTTTTTTATCGAATGGTCTTAGAGTTCAAATTCAGTGTTGACAGTAGCGGAGAGCGTGAATAAATACTGGTAAAGTATGAAGTTTAATGATTAGTTCATCTGATCTTGTCATAAAAAAATCGAATGAAGTTTTTCTGAAAATTGATACTCAACCACATATCGAGTACGAGTTAAGAGATCACTTCACATTTGAAGTTCCGAATATGAAATTTATGCCCCAGTATCGGGGTAGACATTGGGATGGAAAAATACACTTGTTTGATATTCGATCGAAGCAGATATATGTTGGATTATTAGACAAGATTGTAAGTTTTTGTAAGAATTACGGATACACCTACGAGTTTGAAGATAATAAGTTTTACGGCCTACCATTTGAAGTAAATGAAATGGTCTCTGAAGAAGGTGTCAGAGACTACATGAACTCCATTTGTAGGTATGAACCTAGGAAGTACCAAGTAGAGGGCGTCTACGACGCTCTGAGGTGCAATAGGAGACTCTTGCTTTCTCCCACAGCATCTGGAAAATCTTTAATGATATATTCTCTGGTACGATACTACGCAGAGAGAAACCATAACATCATCTTAATTGTTCCGACTACATCTCTTGTAGAGCAGATGTATAAAGACTTTGAGGATTATGGATGGGACGTAGAAAAACAATGCCATAAAATATATTCTGGAAAAGATAAGCACACAAATAAATGCGTGACTATAACAACATGGCAATCAGTTCATAAGTTAGATAGAAGTTTCTTTGAGAATTATGGTGTTGTGATTGGAGATGAAGCTCACCAATTCAAGAGTAAGTCTTTGATTTCGATCATGACTAAACTCCATCATGCCAAACATAGATTTGGATTTACAGGAACACTGGACGGTACTCAGACTCATAAATGGGTTCTTGAGGGACTCTTTGGTCCAACTTACAAGGTTACAAGAACCAAAGAACTGATGGAAAAGGGGCACCTTTCCAAATTGGATATTATGTGTCTGGTTCTGAAGCACAAACCACAAAAGTTTGAAACATATGAAGATGAAATACAATATCTGATTACAAACGAGAAGAGAAATAAATTTATTACCAATCTTGCACTAGATCTCAAAGGAAATACTTTGATTCTTTATAGTAGGGTGGAAAGCCACGGTAAACCATTATTTGATAAAATAAATAGTTTGACAGGTGATGACAGAAAAGTCTTCTTTGTTCATGGCGGAGTAAATGCTGACGAGCGTGAACTAGTAAGAGAAATCACTGAAAAAGAAAATAATGCAATCATTGTAGCATCATACGGAACATTTAGTACTGGTATTAATATCAAAAACCTTCACAATGTAATATTTGGATCACCATCTAAATCTAGAATCAGAAATTTGCAAAGCATAGGTAGAGTTCTTAGAAAATCTGCACAGAAGAACAAAGCTAATCTTTATGACATTTCTGATGATTGCACATACAATTCAAGAAAAAATTATACGCTAAATCATCTTATAGAAAGAATCAAAGTCTATAACGAAGAACAGTTTAATTATGAAGTAGTCACTATCAAAGTATAAACTTATGGAAGAAGATTTCTATGCAACAATAAAATTTAATTCTGGAGAAGAAGTTTTCTCAAGAGTATGTCCTTGTATTGAAGAGGACAGAACACTACTCTTATTGTCTCTTCCTGTAACTGTAGAGGAAGTTGTAGTTAGAAATAATGTTTACGGATATAAATTAGAACCATGGCTCAAGACATCAACTGAAGATATGCTCGTGGTTGATATGAAAAATGTCTTAACGATGACTGAAAACAATGATGTTCAGATCATCTCAATCTATGAAAAATTCTTAAACGAAGTCTCTGGAAAGAAAACAAGCAAGGTCAAACCAAGTAAAGAGATGGGATATTTGTCTTCTGTTTCTGATGCCAAAAAGCTCTTAGAAAAACTCTATAACCAAAAGAGCTCTTAAGCTATCTTCTCCAAACTCCACAGAGTTATTATAGTGATAAGATCCAATGTTGTCAATACTTGATTTCTTGTGATAAAATAAACACAACAACAGAATAATCTCATGCCAAAAAGGAAAAGATCAGAACATTATGTAAACAACAAGGAATTCTTAGCTGCTATCGTTGCGTATCGGGAAAGTGTTCAACTTGCTGACATTCAAGGGAAGCCAAGACCAAGGATTACGAATTATCTTGGAGAGTGTTTCTTAAAGATTGCAACTCATTTATCATTCAAACCGAACTTTGTCAATTACATGTTCAAGGATGACATGATTTCTGATGGTATTGAAAATTGTGTCCAGTACATCAATAATTTCAATCCAGAGAAGTCCCAGAATCCTTTTGCATACTTTACTCAAATTATCCATTATGCCTTTCTGAGACGCATTCAGAAGGAGAAGAAGCAGCTGGATATTAAGAATCGGATTCTTGAAAAGACTGGATATGAAGAGGTCTTTGTAGACAACAATACAGTTGACAACTCAAATTACTCAGATTATAATTCTATTAAGGATTCTGTCTACTCCAAACTTCGGTCTCAATGAAAGTCGCTATTATAACTGATCAGCATTTTGGATGTAGAAAGAACTCTACACTTTTCCATAATTACTTCTTAGACTTTTACAATAATGTTTTCTTCCCAACTCTGGAGAAAGAAAATATCACGACTGTAATTGACATGGGAGATACTTTTGATAGTAGAAAAGGTATTGACTTTTCGGCTTTATCCTGGGCAAAAAATAATTATTATGATCGCTTGAGAGATCTGGGTTGTAGAGTCATCACAGTTGTTGGAAATCATACGGCATATTACAAGAATACAAATGATGTTAATGCTGTAGACCTTCTTCTGAGAGAGTATGATAATGTTGAAGTTATATCGAACCCAGAAGAGATACTTGTAGGTAATCTGAATATACTATTTCTTCCTTGGATTAATCAAGAGAATGAAGAGAAAACACTGAAAAAGATTCAAACTACTAAAAGTAAGTATGTTATGGGTCATCTCGAATTGAGAGGATTCCGAGTCAATAAACATGTTTGTATGGAACATGGACATACAAGTGATGTATTCAGTAAATTTACTAGAGTTTATTCGGGACATTATCATACTCGTTCCGATGATGGTAAAATTTTCTACCTAGGAAATCCATATGAGATGTACTGGACTGATGTAAATGATACTCGTGGATTTCATATCTTTGATACTGAAACAAAAGAGCATACGCCTGTAGATAATCCCTATAGAATGTTCTACAACATTTACTATGAGGATACCAATTACAAACTCTTTGATACCAGTCAGTATGAGAACAAGATCGTAAAAGTTATCGTAAGAAAAAAGACTAATGTAAAAGATTTTGAAAAGTTCATTGACAAGCTTTACAGTAGTAATATTGCAGAGTTGAAGATTGTTGAAAACTTCCAAGTAGACTTTGATGAAAAGTGTGAAGACTTTGAGTCTGAAGACACTATTACAATGTTGAATAGATATATTAATGAATTTGAATCAGATCTTAACAAATCTGAAATCTATGAAATAGTTTCATCAACCTATAAAGAAGCTTGCGAACTCGTCTAAGATGTATATTCTTGTAACCAGCACTGATGAAGAGGAAGGAGCATTTTCTGTCAATGACGAAGATGGAAATAAGGTTCTTTATATCTTTCAAGAAGAGGATGATGCCACCAGATATGGCATGATGCTTGAGGATGAAGATTATCCTGACATGAGCGTGTTGGAGATTGACGAAGATATCATTATGCAAGTTTGCGAAATCAACGATTACAAGTATACAGTCATAACTCCGAATGATATAATTATTCCACCGAAGCAGGGCACCTTTACATAGATAAATGATTATTTTTGAAAATATTAAATGGAAGAATTTTCTGAGTACAGGAAATCATTTCACTGAAGTCTCTCTCAATAAAAACAATACAAATCTCATTATCGGAAGTAACGGTGCTGGTAAGAGCACTATTCTTGATGCTTTGACTTTTTCTCTTTTTGGAAAACCATTCAGAAAAATCAACAAAGCTCAACTCATTAATTCGGTAAATGAGAAAGATAGCGTAGTAGAAATATCATTCAAGATTGGGACAGTTGAATGGAAAATTGTCCGAGGTATTAAACCAAATAAGTTTGAAATCTACAGAAATGGTAATCTGTTAGATCAAAAGTCTTCTGCAGTAGATCAGCAGAAGTGGCTGGAACAAAATGTTCTGAAGATGAACTACAAGTCTTTTACTCAGATTGTGATTCTGGGAAGTAGTTCTTTCGTTCCTTTTATGCAGTTGTCTCCTGCAAATCGTAGAGATGTCATTGAGGATTTGCTGGATATTAGAATCTTCTCTTCAATGAATGTAGTGATAAAAGAAAAGATTAGAAAGATTCGAGAAGACATCAAAGTTTTGTCTCTCAAAGAAACTTCTTTCCAAGATAAAGTTGGAATGCAACAAAACTTTATCGGTGAGTTGGAGAATCGTGGAAAGAAAAATATTGAAAGCAAAGAAAAAAGAATTATGGATCTCCTGACTGAGGAGAACAATCTCATCACTTCAAATGCATCGATTGAAGAAGATATTTCCAAGTTGACAAAAGAGATTGAGGGACTTGAAGGTGCCACTGAGAAACTTAGAACTCTTGGAAATTTGAAGGGAAAAATCTCTCAGAAAGTATCTACCATTACTAAAGAACACAAATTCTTCACTCAACATACGGTATGCCCTACATGTGAGCAGGATATCAAAGAAGAGTTCCGTGTAAATAGAATTAGTGACGCTCAAAATAAAGCAAAAGAGTTGCAATCCGGCTACGAAGAGTTGGAAGGAGCAATTAAAAAGGAGGAAGAGCGAGAGCGTCAATTTTTACTCTTAAGTAAGGAGATTACTTCTTTAACGCATGGCATTTCTAAAAACAATACTCAGATCTCTGGATGCCAACGACAGGTCAGAGATTTGGAATCGGAAATTCAAACAATTACCGACCAACTTGCAAATAGAAATATTGAACATGAGAAGTTAAAGTCCTTTGAAGAAAAACTGGATCAAGTAAAAGAAGAAATTTTTTCTGCAAAAGAAAAATTAACCTATCACGATTTCGTTTACGGGTTACTTAAAGACGGTGGTGTAAAGGGTAAGATTATTGAAAAATATCTTCCCCTCATCAATCAGCAGGTCAATAAATATCTCCAGATGATGGACTTCTACATCAACTTCAAGCTTGATGAAGAATTCAACGAAACAATCCAATCACCGATTCACGAGGACTTTTCATATTCTTCTTTCTCTGAAGGTGAAAAAATGAGAATTGATCTTTCTCTTCTGTTCACATGGAGAGAGATTGCTAAACTGAAAAACTCGGTGAACACTAATCTTCTTATTATGGATGAAGTGTTCGATAGTTCTTTGGATGGATTGGGAACAGATGACTTTATTAAAATTATCAGGTATGTGATAAAAGATGCAAATATTTTTATCATTTCACACAAAACGGGATTGCATGACAGTTTTGAAAATGTTATTAAGTTTGATAAGGTAAAAGGTTTTTCTACTATCATTCCTCAATGAAAGAAGACAACACTTTATGGTATGATAAAGTGATTAACGAAGCAATTAAGAACAATGAAAGTTCCAAATTGGCAGCACCACAGCAAGAAACCTCAAAAGAGAACCTTGAAGCCACAGAAACTTCGTCAACGTAAAGAAGCATTGAGTTTCTTAAAAAAAAGGTTAAATGTAACAAGAACTACATTAAGTTAGCATACGCTGACTACATAGTATAGAATTGGAGAGAATTGTATGAAGTAAAAGACTTCATCATGATTCATAATAAAATGGAGATTGTAATGCACAATTTAATTTCACACAATCAGTTAGCGGGTTGGAAACAAAGTATCGCACGATTGACCCAAACCTTAGATTATACAATGGAGGAAGCGGATCAATTAAATGATTACTACAACTGTCTTATTGAATGTGATGAAAACCAGCACACATGCAAAAGAATCTGTAGGCACATCCTAGAACCATCCGTCTAAAGAGACCAAAACAGACACATGGAGAACTGTCACTGAGGGCCCTCACCGAAAGGTGGGGGTTTAGTATTATGGCCGTATATTCAAAGGAACCCAATGTCTAACCTAGAAATCAAAGGGCAACTGGCGAAACTCCTGGCAACGGAGGATCTTGTCGTGGAGCACAAGCAGGTTGAGACTGCCATGTTCAATGTCCACACTCGGGTTTTGACACTTCCGATGTGGAAGAGTGCGTCTAATAATGTTGTTGATCTGTTGATTAGTCATGAGGTTGGCCATGCACTCTATACTCCAAATGAAGATTGGCAGAAGAACCTGAAGATCCCTCATCAGTTTGTTAATGTGGTGGAAGATGCTCGTATTGAAAAACTGATGAAGCGTCGATATGCAGGTCTGAACAAGACCTTCTATCGTGGATATAGTGAACTTCATGAAGATGATTTCTTTGCTCTGGAGGGAGAAGACATCAGTAAAATGAATCTTGCTGATCGTGCAAATCTTCACTTTAAGATTGGAAATTACACAAAGATTTCTTTTGATAATTCTGAAGAGATTCGTATTATCAAAATGATTGGTGATTGTGAGACTTTCCCTGATGCACTTGCAGCATCTGAAGAACTGTATAAGTATTGCAAACAGAAACTAGAAGAAGATAAAGATAAACCTGAAGAAAAACCCACTAGTGGTCAAGAAGGACAGTCTAGTTCTGCATCTTCAGATGACGGTGAAAAGGAGACTGTAAGCACCGATAGTTCTGGATTTGATGATGATACTGAAGAGGGTAGTGATCTTCAAACTGATGATTCTGAGATCACTAGTTCTGGTTCTTCTAATCAACCTTTCGACGAACCTGAAGTCAAAACTGACGATCAATTGAATGAATCTTTGAAACAATTCATCGACGACTATGTGATGGAGAGCAATTACATTGAAACTCCTGATCTGAATCTTGATACCGTTGTTAATTCAAACAAGAAAATTCATGATCACATCGTGGAATCTTATGGTCCTCTTATGAACGAGCATCCTAATGTTTTCAATCACGCTGATAGTCAGTACAAAAAGTTCAAAAAATCCGCACAAAAGGAGGTAAGTTATCTTGTCAAAGAATTTGAATGCCGTAAATCTGCAGACGCTTATGCTCGTTCTAGCACTAGTCGCACTGGAGTTCTCGATACAAGCAAGCTACACACTTATCGATACAATGAAGACCTGTTCAAGAAAGTAACTAAACTTTCTGATGGTAAAAATCATGGTCTGGTCTTCATTCTTGACTGGTCTGGATCTATGAGTCCTGTTCTTGAGGACACTGTGAAGCAAATGTACAATCTTATTTGGTTCTGTCGAAAGGTTTCAATTCCTTTCAAAGTGTATGCTTTTACTCTTGAGTTTAATCGAGAGGTATATGTTAATGGCAACTGGAAAATGCCAGCAGAACATTATGTGAGGAAAGAAGGTCTTTTCCATGTTGATGAGAGATTCTCTTTGATGGAGTTCTTCACAAGTGAAGTTTCTTCTAGAGAACTTGATGAGCAGATGCTGAATATTTGGCGAGTTGTTGATTCTATGAGTCGGCACTCTTATGAACAAAACTTCTGCCCTCCAAGATTGGGTCTTTCTGGTACACCTTTGAATGAAAGTATTGTAGCTCTCCACAAAATTATTCCTGCATTCAAGAAGAAACATAATCTTCAAAAACTGAACTGTGTTATCTTGACTGATGGTGAAGCAGGTCCTCTTTGTTACAATAAAGAGATTCATCCACATTGGGAAGAGAAACCTCGTCTTTGTAAGAAGAGAATTATTCCTGGTAATGATTTTGTTCGCAATCGTAAAACTGGAATGACATATAGTGTCGGATCTGTGTGGCATCAATTTACTGGAGTTTTGTTGGAAGATCTCAAAATGTCTCTTCCATATTGTAATTTCATTGGTATCCGAATCTTGGGTCGTCGTGATGCTAGTTACTTCATTGATTCCTATTGTGGATGTGCTGGAGAAAAGCATGATAATGCCATGATTTCTTGGAGAAAAGAGAAGTCATTCTCTCTGGATGTTGATGGGTATAGCAAATACTTTGGACTTTCCTCAGATGCTCTTTCCGAAGAGGCTGACTTTGAAGTTAGTGATGAGGCAACAAAGACTCAGATTAAGAAAGCATTTATCAAGTCTCTAAATAATAAAAAAACGAATAAGAAAATCCTTAGTGAGTTTATTTCTATCGTCGCATGAGTGAATTACCAGAGTGGAGAAAGAGAGCACTAGCAGATCCAAACCTTCCAGCAAAGCAGGTGGAAATTCTGCTCCATGGCCCTAAGTGTTTGACGGATGCATGGTTTCTTCAGGCAATGAAATTCAAATATGGACGGTTTGAAAACTGACACAGGGGGGGTTTGAGACCCCCCTTTTTCGTCTATAATAACTTCAGTTCAAACAAAACAAATGGGTTTGTCCAAAGAAGGCATCATCAGTTCTCTTCAAGATCTCTATGGAGAGTCCATCACTTCTGGTGATGTTCGTGCCTGGTGTGCAATGAATGATTGCAACTACCAAACTGTTACCAACAAACTGACTGATTACAAAGTCGGTCGTGGTAAGTGGAACCTTGAAGTAACAAAAGAGACAGTTCAGGATCTTGAAGTAACTTATAATGGTCCTGCAGCTATGCCTGCTGTTGAACAGAACCTTATCCCTCAGAAAGATGATACCTTCGTCCAGTTTGGCAATTTCTCTAATATTAAAAAAATTATTAAGTCCCGTCTATTCTACCCTACGTTTATCACGGGTCTCTCGGGCAATGGCAAAACGTTTTCTATTGAGCAAGCGTGTGCCCAACTCGGACGGGAACTCATCCGTGTAAACATTACCATTGAAACTGATGAAGATGATCTTATTGGCGGTTTCCGCCTTGTTGATGGTGCAACCGTCTGGCACAATGGCCCAGTCATTGAAGCACTCGAACGAGGTGCTATCTTGCTTCTTGACGAGATCGACCTTGCCTCTAATAAGATTCTCTGTCTCCAATCTATCCTTGAAGGAAATGGAGTCTTCCTTAAGAAAATCGGTAAGTTTATTCGACCCACTGCAGGTTTCAATGTCATCGCAACCGCAAATACTAAAGGTAAAGGTTCAGATGATGGACGATTCATTGGAACTAATGTGCTCAACGAAGCCTTCCTTGAGCGATTCCCTGTAACCTTTGAGCAGGAATATCCTACTCCCGCCCAGGAAACCAAAGTCCTCAATAATGTTTCTAAGTCTCTCGGTGTTGATGGTGCAGACTTCTGTAAGCGTCTCGTCGATTGGGCAGACATTATTCGTAAAACCTTCTATGATGGTGGTATCGATGAGATTATCAGCACTCGCCGCCTGGTTCACATCATCCGTGCCTACAGTATCTTTGGAAATAAAGAGACTGCTATTGAGATTTGTGTGAATCGTTTTGATGATGAAACCAAACAGTCCTTCATGGAACTGTATGACAAGGTTGATGCTGATTTCCAGATGCCTGAAGAAGAGCAACAGAAAGAGTGTCTTGACGATCACAACTTCTCTTGATACAATGACTAATGCTTGGGCTTTACTTTACGATGAATTGAACATGACAGACAACTATGAACACACTCCCGACTATTATGATCGGGATAGAAATCGAGATCCTAAAGAGTGGGAGAGTATCGTGAATGGAACACATCCCACTCTTGAACTTACAGGAGAGGGAATTGTTTGGCCAAAAACAGATCTGAATCTTGAATCCCTTTCTAAAAATGGATTTTGGAAGTATGAAGAAGATAAAACTATGAAAGAGATTCGTGAGTACCTCTCTTCAACATATAAATCTCACTATACTTCTCAGGAGTCAAAGACACAGACTCTTGATCTTATTGAAAGCATTGGTGATTCGGAACCTTTCTGTCGATCCAATGCAATCAAATACCTGTCTCGCTTTGGCAAGAAAAACGGTAAGTCAAAGCAAGATATTTTGAAGGCAATTCATTATTGCATTCTTCTTTACCACTTCGCCGGCCTTCATAATGAAACTAAGGGAACATATGAAACTTTCTGAAAAAACTATCAAAATCTTTGAGAACTTCTCCTCTATCAATCAGTCCATTCTCGTAAAGCAGGGAAACAAAGTCCGTACAATCTCTGTCATGAAGAATATTCTTGCAGAGGCAGAGATCAAAGAAGATTTTCCTAGGAATTGTGCTATCTATGATTTGAAGCAGTTCTTGAATGGACTTGGACTTCATGAAGATCCTCAATTGGATTTCAGTAATGACAACTATCTTGTTATTCGTGAAGGAAAGCGAAAGGTTAAGTACTTCTTTGCTGATGAGAATGTCATTGTAACTCCTCCAGAGAAGTCTATTACTCTTCCAACTCAGGATGAGTCCTTTGTTCTTGAGCATTCTCAGTTGGATAAACTTCTCCGTGCAGCTGCAGTTTATCAATTGCCAGATCTCTCAGTGATCGGATCTGCTGGTAAGATTCGCTTAGTTGTTCGCGACAAGCGTAATGATACTTCTAACGAGTATTCCATTGACGTTGGTGAAACTGAGAAAGATTTTGTATTCAACTTTAAGGTTGAGAATATCAAGATCATTCCTGGAACTTATGATGTTGTTATTTCATCCAAGTTCATCTCTCAATTCTCTAACAAGAACTATGATCTGAACTATTGGATCGCTCTGGAACCTGACTCAACCTACGATTCCTGAGTTGGATAAAATTTACTAAGAATTTTAGGAAGTGCCAGTTTTCTTATTGGTTGCTTCCTTCTTTCATATTCTGATGCTAGAGTAAGATCATTCAACTTTCACTATGAACATCTTTGTTACTGATGAGAGCCCGTATGAATCTGCACGGGTTCTACCTGACAAGCACATCGTCAAGATGCCCTTAGAGACCTGTCAGATGCTCTCTATCGTCTGTTCTGATAAATGGGGGCATGGATTCGGAACTTTGCCTAAGAGCAATGGAGAACCTTACAAGACCGATAAGGGAGCATTCCGTAATCATCCTTCAACGGCATGGGCGAACAAGACTTTGGAGAATGCTAATTGGTTGCTTTCTCATGGATTTGGTCTCTGTGAAGAATACAAAGCACGTTATGGCAAAGAGCATACCTGTCACAATACTCTTCGAGAAGCATTCAAGATCATGCCAGAAGCAAAATGGCGAAATCACACACCTTTCTCGCGGGCAATGCCTGAAGAGTTTAAGTATGATGACAGTATCGATACAATAACTGCATATAAGATGTATATTGCATCTAAACCTTGGGTAAAGGATAATTACCTGCGACTGCCACATCGAAAGCCTGAGTGGATATGAATTACATTCCAAAAGTAAATGACTATGTAAAGTGGAAAGATAAAATTGAAGGATGGGTGTATTTTTTTGATGAACAATACATTACCATCGAAGTTGGAACCGTCCCCAAAGCGGACGATCTTGTCCCGATGCATAAAAAGCACCACATCTTGATTGTGTGTTATAATCAGTATTGGGAAGAACTTGAATTTGTTAAAAGCAGAAAATCTAATTATGACGAGTCGTGATGAATTTCTTTGGGTTGAAAAGTATCGACCCAAGACTATTGAAGATTGTATTCTTCCAGATACAATCAAAAAGACCTTTATTGACTTCCTAGATAAGGGAGAGGTTCCGAATCTTCTTCTTGCGGGGCCTGCCGGATGTGGTAAAACCACTGTCGCTAAAGCACTATGCAATGAACTTGGGGTAGACTATTATGTCATCAATGGATCCGATGAGGGGAGATTCCTGGATACTGTCCGAAACAATGCGAAAAACTTCGCTTCGACCGTCTCGCTTTCGTCAACTGCAAAACACAAAGTCATCAT